TGTACATGCATATACCGCTAAGGTTATTACCGATGCTGGTCAACCTACGGATCGTCAGACTGCGAAGGCTCACACGTTTGCACCGCTTTATGGCGCAACAGGCTTTGGGAGAACGACAGCGGAGGCTGAATACTACACGCACTTTACGGAGAAGTACAAAGGAATTGGGGTATGGCATACCCGATTGGCTAAAGAAGCTATAAACACAGGTTGCATTACAACCCCATCAGGACGAGAGTTTTCTTTTCCTGATGTCGTCCGCAAAGCAAGTGGGCGTGTGTCTCATTTCACGCAAATTAAAAACTACCCAGTGCAATCATTTGCAACAGCCGATATAGTACCTATTGCACTGTTATTCATAGACGAACAACTGGCTTATGCTAAGTCTTGTATCGTCAATACTGTACACGATAGTATTGTTATCGACGTACACCCACACGAGGAGCGGCTTGTTATGCAGGCCATCCACAAAACAAACGAGGAGTTGCCAGCTTTGATTGCAGGTAGGTGGGGTATTACTTTTAATGTACCTCTCCTACTTGAAGCTAAGATGGGACCGAATTGGCTTGACACGAAAGATGTGTCGTGATATAACTATGACTTTCTAACTCAAAAGAGGAGTATAAAATACATGAATGAGATCACTACAATTGATACCAATAACTATGCCGCTATGGCAAAAGCTATGGGTATCGCAAATGAAGGTACGAGTAACAGCAAGAAGTCTAGCACACTTGCTCGTCTGCGTATCCATCATACCCCAATCATGGGACTTGCTGAAGTCAAAGGCAAGAAAGTAAATGTCGAGGTTGTCGAAGGTGGACAGTACAAGCTGGAGATTCCAGATGGTCCTACCTATTACGCTTCGGCTGCACGCATCCGTCCATATATGCAACGCTTCATGTACAAGCGTTTTATCATGGCTTCGGGTAATACACCTAATCGTTATGTCAAGACTGTTATGGCAGACAACTTGAACATCGACCTCAAAGACAATGATGGTGGGTTCAACTGTGGTAAGCCAGCCGGTTACATACAAGACTTCAAGTCTTTGCCGGAAAAAACTCAGGACTTAATAAAGCAGATCAAGCGTGTGCGTGTAATCTTTGGCACAGTTGAGTTGGTAAATCCAACAGATGACCAAGGCAACTCTGTCGAGGTGGGTGCTACCCCATTCATTTGGGAGGTAGATAATCGTGATGCTTTCAAAGGTTGGGGTGACGTGTTCACTACCTTTGCCAAGCAAAAGCGTCTGCCTATCCAGCATGTAGTCGATGCGGCTACTGAAGAGCGTAAGCTACCAAATGGCAACAGCTTCTTCCTGCCTGTTACTACTGTCAATCTGACTAACATCGTGGAGATTGAGCAGTCTGATCAGGCGCTGTTCAGCGATTTCATGTCGTGGGTTCAGAACTACAATGAGTATATCATCAACACCTATGCGGAGAAAGCATCGTCGCATGATGATGAAGATGATATAGCTATTACAGATGCCCTGTCTGATATGATTGACATTGACGAAGATGAGGTAGCGTAATGAAACATCCCGCCGAATTGGCAGTGCATCAGTACATGGAGAATGCCGCTAATGGCAAGTCCACCATGTCGTCTGAAACAATCCGACAGATTGGTTTAGATGTAATGAGTGCTGTTGCTCGTCAGTTTGGCGGGGGTAACAAGCGAGGTGAGTTTGGTCTGCGTATGTCTAACGTAGGTAGACCAACTTGCCAACTCTGGTTCGACAAGAATGAGCCAGAGAAAGCATTGCCTCTGCCAACAACATTTGTAATGAACATGATGCTTGGAGACATCGTTGAAGCTGTCTTCAAAGGACTTCTCAAAGAAGCAGGAGTAAAGTATGAAGATGATAAGAAAGTTACACTCGACCTTGAGGGCGGTACATCCGTCTCTGGCACCTACGATATTGTTATTGATGGTGCTGTTGACGATATTAAGTCCGCATCTAATTGGTCGTATAACAACAAGTTTGACTGCTTTGAAACTCTGAGCAACGGCGATCCTTTCGGCTACATAGCACAGCTTGCTGGCTATGCGAAGGCGTCAGGCAAACGTGCTGGTGGATGGTGGGTAGTGAACAAAGCCAATGGCGAGTTCAAGTATGTGCCAGCTACAGGTATTGACATTGAGAAGGAAGTAAACGATATACAGCAGACGGTTGACGCGCTAGAAGAAAACAAGTTTGAGCGTTGCTTCGATGCTGTACCTGAAACATTCAGAGGCAAGGAGACAGGCAACATGGTCCTAGACCAGAACTGTGTCTTCTGTCGCTATCGTTTCGCTTGTTGGAATGGATTGGAAGAGCGTCCTTCTATTCCATCACAGGCCAAGCAGCCCAAGACGGTTGCATACACGTCACTAAAAGAGGAGTACAAAACATGAACGACGACATGACTACTTTGATGGACGAGATTAAGGCAACGGAAGAACATCTCGCCCAACTACGTAAAGAATACCGCGAGAAAAAGACGGCAGGATTACGCGCCGCTATTGAGGCACGTAACGAAGCAGATGCTCTCATTCGTGAAGAGATGAAATCATTAGGATATCAATCGCCTTTCATCTCGTACCGCAATGTAGGTAGCCTTGCCTAACCACAAACAATTTCGTGCAGCACGAAAGTATGGATACAGGAGCGGACTAGAACATAAACTGTCTCTCTACCTTGATGAACTGAAAGTGATCTATGATTACGAGAAGGTTAAGATTGAGTGGGAAGACTTAGCGTACCGCACTTACACTCCTGACTTCGTGCTGTATAATGGGATCATCATTGAGACCAAAGGCATGTTCACGGCAGCGGATAGAAGGAAACACCTTGCCATTAAGAAGCAACATCCGCGTCTTGACATTCGCTTTGTTTTCGAGAATAGTAGGAGGAAGTTACGAAAGGGTGCCAAGTCAACCTACGCAGAGTGGTGTATTAAGTATGGTTTTAAATACTATGACCGCATCATTCCTGAAGATTGGCTGAAGGAAAAAGGAAAGAACAAGCATCCCAAGTTTATCAAGTTCAGTGGAACCAAAGTGAAAAGGAGGTAGGACATGGAGTCAATTGGGGAAGGCGACTTTGTAATTAGAGTACGACCAACAGAAATAGACGGCGAGTGGACAGGTGAGGTAGATATATCTATTATCTCTCAGGCTGACAATCCGCTTAATGACGAAGGATATACACAACTCATGCACTTCTGTAAGATGATGTGTGCTACCATTCCTATCATGGAACAAGATGAATCTCTACGTAATCTAGTACATACATATGTGATGGAGGTTGTTGACAACGAAGACGAAGATATGCTAGAAGATGACAATGATATAATCATTACTAGAGAAGATGGTAACGTAGTTCATCTCAGCTTTGGTAGCAAGACAAAAGGGAGTGCATGATGCGTCACGAGACGTACATGCGGATGAGGATGCAAGAGTTACAACCAGACGAGGAGAGACTTATGGACGAGTTCTATTCAAAGCAGGGTAAACAGGCGGATATGGTCAACAGCCCACCACACTACAACAAGGCTGGCATCGAATGTATTGATGCACTTCGTGCCGTCACAGGTGAAGGATACGAGTACTACCTACAAGGTAACATTATGAAATACTTGTGGCGTTATCGTTACAAGAATGGTACGGAAGACCTCAAGAAAGCGCAGTGGTATCTAGAGAAGTTGATTGAGGAGGTGGAAGGTCTCTATGATGAGAGTTAAAGTGTACATTAACATTGACATAGACCCAGAAGAATACCCAGTTCCTGCCGACGAAGACGTTGGTCTAGAGATTGAAGACGGAATACGTGAGTACTTCTACGATGTAGAAGGTGCTGAAATCAGACATATTAAAACACTAACGGAGTGATATTATGAATAACTATTTACCTACAGACTATCAAAATTTTATAGCTCTTTCACGATACGCTCGTTGGAAAGATGACGAGCAACGTCGAGAGACTTGGGGTGAAACAGTTGAAAGATACTTTGACTACATGGAAAAACATCTTGGGCAAAAGCATGATTATGCTATGCCAGAAGACTTGCGTGCTGAACTTGAAGAAGCTGTCTTAAACCAAGACATCATGCCTAGCATGAGAGCATTGATGACCGCTGGCCCAGCGTTAGATCGCTGCCATGTAGGCGGATACAATTGCTCCTATGTACCCGTGGACAACACCCGCGCCTTCGATGAGACCATGTACATACTCATGTGCGGCACAGGCGTAGGCTTCTCTGTCGAGCGTGAGAACGTAGATAAGCTGCCTATCATTAACGAACACTTTGAGAACAGTGACACAGTTATCAAGGTAGGCGACAGCCGTCCCGGTTGGGCAAGGGCATTGAGAGAGTTGATCTCTCTGTTGTACGCAGGACAAGTACCAAAGTGGGATGTATCGGATGTAAGACCTGCAGGTGCAAGGCTGAAGACATTTGGTGGTCGTGCTTCTGGACCCGCTCCTCTTGAAGAGTTGTTTCAGTTTGTCATTGACAAGATTACAAACGCTGCAGGTCGTAGGCTCTACCCATTAGAGTGTCACGATATCATGTGTAAGATTGGTGAGGTTGTCGTCGTAGGTGGAGTACGGCGTAGCGCACTCATCAGTCTGTCCAACTTAGGTGATACGCAGATGCGTCATGCTAAGTCAGGACAATGGTGGGAGAACGAAGGACAACGTGCGCTTGCAAACAACAGCGTGTCCTACAAGTTCAAGCCAGACATGGATACCTTCATGCGTGAGTGGCTGGCTTTGTACGAGAGTAAGTCAGGTGAGCGTGGTATTTTTAACAGGCAGGCTGCTAAGAAACAAGCGTCTCTTAATGGTCGGCGTGATGCAGAGCAAGAGTTTGGATG